GTGTTGGGTTCTTGGTAATAGTCTTTTCTGCTTTCTTCCAATCATGTGTATTCTTTTTGAATCCTTTGCCCCATGCTCCGTCTTTGCTCATTATAACATTCTCCCTGATCTTCTAGGAGCATGTGCTCCTTCATATGTTGCTATTGGTTTTAGTGGGAACAACCCATGAACTAGATATCTTAAACTATCTGTCATATGGTCCCATTGTCCACTCTTATCTGGCTGGCGTGTGCCCTCCTTGTAACTGTGTTTGATTATACTTTCTCTAAGTTTCTTACACTTAGGGTCTATGTATAGTTTGTTTTCACCTATGCTGGTTTTTAATCTAGCATTCACACTTGCTATTGCTTCTGATACAGGTGGATTGCTTTTGCCACTACGCACTTTGAAGCCATTGTTAGTCAGTATAACATGATCACTCATGCCCGGCGAATTAGTGCTACGTTTGGCACCAGAGGCATCTGGATAAACAAACACTGGGCGTTTGTCGCCATAACGTTGTTTTATTTCCTTAACTACTTCTAGAGTGTTTGAACCGTATATTTCTACTTCATCTATTATGTGTATAACTTCTCCACTTACACTGGCTATGATAGCACTCATTGGATCTAAATTGAAATCAAGTCCTACGAATATAGGATCTTGTGGTTGAAGTGTTGGTGCCAGTTTCATGTTGTCTTCTGAGAACGCATAAAAGATTACTCCACTATAGTCAATAAATTGTGCTTCATACTCTTGTAAATATTCACGTTCTCCCATATCACGTTTAGCGGATTCTATTTCTTCTTGACTGACATGTCCACCTTGTATAGTAGTATAACTATGACTACTCCATTCTTGTTCAGCNCCTGCTTGTATGTATAAGTCCCAGAAGTGATTCTTGCTTTTTGGTGTGCCTATAAACATAGCACCACCGCCAGTGTCTGATAGTGTGGGTCTTAGTATAGTATACCATGTGTTGGGATCCATGTCAGCATACTCGTCAAGTGCTATAAAGTTAAACTTTAAGCCACGTAATGCTTCTTTGTTTTCACTACTACGCAGAGTTATAGTGCTGTTGTTTACTAATGTTACTTGTAAGTCACTTTGATTAATCTTCTTAACCCAGTTCTTTTCTGATAACATTTGAAGTAAGTCATTCCATATAACACCTTTTGCTTGGCGGAATGTGGTTGCTATGTATAAGCAACGTTGATTGGGGAATCTGGCGAACTTTGCCAGTTCATTGATTGCTAAGTATGATTTACCAAAACGTCTACCAGCCACGCACACACGAAAACGTGTTTCATCGTTGCTGATCTTTTGTTGTGGTTCTGTTAACTTCATATCTATTGTGGTTGCTTGGTGTAGGGTTTGTTGACAACACTACATATTCCGGTATGTATCCAAGGAGGACTACACCAAGACTTATAATTCTTCTTTTTGTTCATCATTCCATGGTAACACTTGAGTGCTTTCATCACTTACACTATCTTCTCTTTGTCCAAGTATAACTTTACCTAGGAATATCAACATAACACGATCGCCTTTCATTGCTAGGTCTAATTGTGCTCTGCGTAACTTCTGTTTCGTTGTAGTAGTGGCTTTTTTGTATAAATCTGCGAAGTTATCTCGTAAGGTGCCTACAGGGACCCCAAACCAATCTGATAATTCTTTCCAACTACTGTGTAATGCGGCTAATTTATAGAACTCTTCTTCTGGTATAACTACCTTATCTCTGCCTACAACACGACCCACAACGGTTTTCTCACCATACTTGATGTTCTTTACTTGATATCTTTCTGTGCTTTTTTGTGATTCTCGATGTGCTTTTGAACCAGCACTTTGAGTTTCTGGTGTTAGTGGTTGACTATCTGAAAAGTCTTCATGTTCAGTTGACATTGCGTTCTCCTGTAAAATCACTGTTTGTCGTCAGTGTCGCCGTATCTATATTTATCATTTGTCTGTGTTATAGTAGGGATTTCCCCACTTTCTAAGGCGGTTACTTAAATTAGCAGGTGATATTCCTATTTCTTCTGCTAGTTGTTCACGTGTTTTACCAAATAGTTTCATGTAGTTTCTACCACGTAATCTGCCTTTACGCATTGCGTCTAACACATTGTCGTGCCGTGTGCCTGACTTCAAGTGTTCTGGGTTACAACAACGTCTTATATCACATGTGTGCATTATGATATGGTCTTTGTGTAATCTACCATAATGATACAGGTAACTTAATTTGTGAGTGCTTACTAGACCTTTGTTATTGGGTAATTCCCCTATGTGATCACATGTTACCATTCCATACCCAGCACTATTAGTATGTCCAGGCCATATCCAGCAATCACCGTATTTTTGTAACCTCTTAGAGATTTTATTCCATTTACCTGCTATCGTTGTTATTTTAGCCATCAGTAATATTTATCCATAAGTGTAGATTATAGTATACAATAGTAGTTTATATTATTTGTTTATTTAGTTAGTTAGTTTGAACCACTTTAGAGTGTTGTTATAGTCGTCTTACAGACGAATAAACTCACAACCACTTCGTGGAGTTGTTTCGTTTATATTATTATTTCTTTTAATTTTTTTAACATGATTTTTGGAGTTTAAGTCAGAAGGAACTATTACAGTTCCCTCCTCATGATTTATTGTATGTCGTCGCCATGATAGGAAGCAGGTATTTTATTATACACAATGTCCAATGGATCTCTTACTCACTCCACACCTGCTAAGGCCTTTGTATATGCTTCGTTCTCGCNACATATATTGTTTATGAACTTGTTTGTGTTTGCGACATAACAGAATAATGTCTTACTTCACTACATTGAGCAGGATGGTGCTTGTAGTTCAGTTTCTCAAGTGCTGTTACCAAAATCACAGCCTTTGTCTTCAGCCTATTATATCTGGCGGCTACCCTTATGTTCTGTTTGTTTATTAGATATATCTCTAATGTATGCCTTAATGAGTGCCAATTGTCTAGAAGATAGTTTGTTGATATCTTCAATGCCATAAAGTGTTTTTGCTAATGATTGTTTTTGTTTTTTAGTTGCCATGTATGCCTTGTTTGCCTTGTATATATATTTATACAACTCATAAAAAAAGACCCCTAAAATATGACAATTAGAGGTCTTTTAGTGGCCCTAACCAAAAGGCCTAATAGTGAGAATTAATATGTCAGACGAATAGTGTTAGGCAATAACATATGGCTTAAGAACTTGAAACGATTGTTTCAAGATATAAGTTCTATTTCGTCTTCCTTATTAAAAATGGCATTAACAACACTATGTGTTTGCCAATGCGATGTAATCAGGGTGCTCTACAAGTGTTATAACTGGGAATCTATGAGGAAAGTTCATGTCAAACTTTATAAGAATGTGTTATAACCCAAGTAGTTACAATAACTACATATATATTTATCCTTTCTGTGTATATTTGATACCTTTTTTAGCCTATTTTAAGCATTATTTTGTTATAAAGAGATAAATATTTTATGTAATTAGGCAATACAACGGAGACAAGATTATGGCGAATACAATCAAAGAAACACTAGTAGTAACTAAGATATCAGAAGAACAACTGATGAAAACAGGAAATGGCAAAATGTATAGGAAATATCATTTTGTTGTTTGTGCTGGAGACAATGCTGGTAAACAATATCACACATTTGTAAGTGATAGTTATAGAAACAAAAAGCATTGGGAAAAGGTAGAAAAAGAATATGACCGCGGATTACTGCCTGTGTTAGATGGTAGATTCACAGTTATCAAAGACAAGATAGATGCTGATAGCAAACACTTTGTAGTGGCATCAAAGATAGATACTAGAGATAAGCAAAGTGCTATATTTTTAGGCTTGTTATATGAAAAAATGACAGGACAAAAGATCAAAAGCAAACCTCTTACGCAAGTAGGGTGGGGTAATTTTATAAGTGAAGCCTAATGCTTGTAACTGTATATCCTTGCTACTTTTACTTCTAACCATTCGTTGTGCCTATTAGCACGTGAATATAATTTGGTTTTTTGATCAGTGAAATCAAATACTTTGCCTTCAAAGTAGTATACTTTATTTGATGTTTTGTTATTTAGATAATGTAATAATACTTCTTTGCCTTTTCCTGTTTGTTCATACTGTTGTAATGCTGTATGAATTTGAAGTATCACATGATGTGTTTTTTTAGTTACTTTACTTAATTTATTTTTTACTTGTTGTATTAATTCTTGGTCCATACTTATATTTAAGTATGCCAGTTAAAGTGGCTACATATTGCTGGAAATGATTGTTGCTATGATTGTTACTAGTGTGCTCATTACCATCCCAAGGATCCAAAATATTCTATTTTCTATGCGATCTAACCTACCAATAAAGAAGTCTCTGTTATCCTTAACAGAATCTTTAAGTTCATCTATGTCCTCAGCCATGTGAGCCAGATGATTGTTTTTGATCTGCTCAATTTCTTTGTGTAATTCTTGGGTGGTAATTCTTTTAGTCATTATGCGAATTCACTATCTATTTCAGCAGTAGTAGTTATTTCACCACGAGCAATTTTACCCATACAAGTTAATTGTGCTCCTATAACCTTTTCATGCTCTGCTGTAGTAGGTGGTATTGTAGGTGGATAGTTATCCACTATATATTGATGTAGTTGTTCTTTACTCATGTTCATATCCTATTTTGTTTCTAAGTTCTTCTAGTTGTTCTTTGTCCTGTTGTATAATTATAGGAACAGGCGCACTATCTCCGCCTTCTTCATTGTGACTCCAAAGAAACTCTGACTTATACTTGTCGCCTAATGTTTCATTGTAATGGTCACATAATGTGTGTAATTCTTCTGCTGTTACTTGCGGCATTTTGTAAACAAATGCTTCATACTTAGTGCCGGTAAATAGGCAACTCCAAGTTTTAAAGCAGTTGGGACTGTAGTCAATAACAAGTATATTGTCATTCATATAAGCCTTATAACTCCAAGGACAAACTGACTTGATACTAGCATAGTATCCTTGCCAATCTATGTTATCCTCTTTTAGAGCCTTTACCACCTCTTTGTCCTTTTTTCTTTTTCTTATCTTTCTTCATTCCGCCTCTTTGTGCCATTGTATGTAATCTCCTATCTTGTTTTAAGTTGTTGTTCGACCCATGCTAATGCTCTAGGTCCTCCCCATAAGAGATATGCTCCTATGGCTTTTGAATTCTCTGCTGTCTTACCTTGTGACTTAGCAGTTCTATAATTTGCTCTTGCCCTTAATAAGTAACTACGCATTCTTACTAATGTGTCTTGACTTATGTTTTCACCATTTGCTAATTGATTTGCTCTTGCTAATCCTACTAGTGTTCCGTATTGTCTACTTGGCGGCAAATCCTTTCTTATTTCTAAGGCTTTCTTTGCCGCATCTGCTATGTATTTAGGTGCTACTGGCATTACATTGTTGCTTGAGTAATCTTCTGCCAAGCACTACCATTATATATACACATTTGATTTAGTGTGCTGTTATACACTACTTGTCCTGCTTGTGGCGAACTCAATGCGTTTATTTCTGTAGTTGTTAAACTATACAGTTGTAATCTGTTAAACAGTTCTGTTTCAGTAGCATCTACTGTTAAATGTGTTGCGGCTAAGTTACTGCTTGTTCTTACATCTGATCCTACTGCTCCACCTTGTCCAATTTTAACTTGTTTACCACTTGAAGCACCAATACTGGTATCTTCACTATGTTTTAAGAAAGCAATTTGGTCTGCGGCTGTTTTATTTTGTGCGTAATGTATAATATCTAAACTTACGTTTGCTGTAGTGTCCCAATTATGTGACGCAATGGCTGTGATTGCGGCAGGCGGAATTGTTGTGGATAATGAAGA